CAAGAAGTTGTGCCTTACCAATAAAATTATTACCTTCTTGTCTAAGAGAAGTAATTTTATGTGATACACGATCAAGATTTACAGTTGGACCATCTGGATGTCCCAACTCACCAAGAGCACGTCCTTTTTGAACAAAGGACTCATTGTATCTACCAACCTCTTTTGTAAGAGTTGATACTGGATACATTCTACCATTACGATTTTTGAGATCTCCTTGTAGAAAAACTCCTTCAATATACATCTTTTTCTTAGCGCCTTTACCTTCAGTGATAAACTTGACGCTAGATATTTCTTCCGTAATGAGTTTCATTTCTATCTACCTGAATTTGAATCGACTTGAGTTGCCATAAGTGCGGCTACGCCACGTAATCCTTCACCGACGTTTAAATGAATAATAACTCCACTAGCTGCTGGAACAACCAATGTGCCCAAATCAGCGTCGTCATCCGTATTGCGGAGAGTTACTGTTTTGTTTGTGGTAGCATCAGTGTTTGCGACCCAAACAGCAGTTGATGATGTAAATTGTGTTGTGGCGGATAATGCAGCAGCAGTTCCTTTAATCTTCATTTTCTACTTCCTCTTCAGGTTCTACAGTTGTTTCAACTTCTGGTTCAGATTGATTGAACATAGACATTGCAACATTAGGTCGTTGTGATTCTATTTTATCTGCAGCTTTAGTATATAAAAGATCTTTAATCTTATCACTAACATCAGAAGAACTAGAATCAGTCGCAATCAAATCGATAATCTCATCCATTTTATTAATATATTATTATACTTTATTTATATCTCTGCCTTCTTGGTGTCTTTCTGCATCTGTGCGTTGGTAATTCCACCATCAATTTCTGGTTCCATTGGAACTTCACCCATCATTCCCATTTCACCTTCTGCTGGTAATGGTTCTCCTGTTATAGGATCAATTGCTGCTGGATCTGGTATTACACCATCTTTAATTTCCTGTTCTATTTGCTCATCCATTTCTAACATCTCACTATCAGTTTGACGTAAGACTTTTCTACGTACCCATTCCTTTGAGTAATATTGTCCAATATAAGGTTCAATGGTAGCAAGAGTTCCTAGTCTCTCATTCATCATCTCAGTTTCTTTTAATTCAGCAAACTGATTATCATAGATGAAATCATATTGAATATGTTCTCTGATGGATTCCCAATCTTCTGGTGTTACAATATTCTTAAGAATTAATTGAGTCTTAAGCATATCATTAAACATTTGAGCAAATCTCTTTCTCAAACGTCCTACAAATTTAGAGAATTTTAATTCGTCTCTTAATATCTCAGATGAACGTCCTAAATTAAAACCACCTTCTGCAGCAATTCTAGATTCAGGAACACCTAATGAACGATAAAGTTTCTTTTGGAAATACTCAATATCAGCAAGTTCTCCAAGGTTTTGTCCACCTGGAAGTGTTGTGATTTCAGTTCCTCTACCACCTTCTCTACGTGGTAACCAGAAATCTTCCATCATAGACATGAACTTACGATCATCTCTAACTTCACCAGTAGAAGCATTATATACCAACTTATTTCTATAACGATACATTACCTCTTTAAGGTATTGCTCTGCCTTAACTTTAGGGAGATTACCTACATCAATGTAGAATATCCTACGTTCAGGAGCACGTGATAATCTATAGATGACAAGAGCATCCTCAATCATTCTCAATTGATTGAGTGACTTGATTGCTTTATTGAGATATGAAAGAACTGTTCCTTTATTTCTATCAATTAACCCAGAAGTGCAATAGGTAATTGCATCCTTTGCAATTTTAACTCCTTTACTTCCACCACCACCAACTATTGCATTTGATGGATACGCAGGTGAGGGTGTGTAAAGATAATACTCTTCAAGTTCTGGACTTATTGCAGATGCAGGATTGTCCCTATTACTAGCAACATTAATATATTGATCCCTATTCTTTTTCTTTTCCTGTCTAATAAATCTTATTTTTAAGGAGTCAATATATCTTAAATCTTGAATACCTTCTTCAGGATGTTTTTGATCTATGACTTTAAGGTAGCATAGTTTACCGTCAATATACCAATTTTTAAATATCTCATGTGCTTTTCTATCAAAATCTAATATCTCTTTGATATTTTTAAATTCATCTCTAATAATTTTCTTTAATTTATCACTTGCATTCAAGTTTGTTAATTCTATTTCAACTGGTGAATCATACAAATCACTAACAATTGCTTCATTAACAACATCTTCAATGGCACCATCACACTCAGGGTGTAGTGCCATCTCACGATATCTTCTAATTAAATCAAATTCGTTTTTATATACTCCTTCGATATCTACGTATTGTCCGTAAAAACCACTAGAAATATAAAAGTCTGACCCGTCCTCATTAGTTTGAGGTACGGGTGAGACTATAGATTTTGATTGTTTTTCCTTATCCTCAACGGAGAATCCAAAGAGTCGTGCCATCGTATAATTGCTTTATCTTACTATTATAGCACTATTTAGCTGATATTTTCACCACCAGCATTTGCACCGCTACCTTTGAATGCTTCCCACCAGTGAACTTGGAATTCTACTGTAAATTCTTCAATAGTATCAGTTGTTTCATAACTTAGGTCTATTGTTGAAATATTAGTTGGGTAAATGTCCCAGAACTTGTAAGATCTGAGAACAGATCCATCTCTATCTAATTGATGAACCTGAGCATCTTTCTGGTATGACTCTGGATTTGTAAGACCAGTTGCATCATCCAATTTGTTGATTGCATTCATCCACTTTTCAAAAGCAGAACGAATTGCAAAGTCAGTATCGTTGATAACAGTAACTGTCCAAGTTTCGAAAGTTCTGTCACCAGCAACTTTCAAAATACGACCCCTGAATGGGATATCAACTGGAGCAATGGTTGATGTTGGAAGAGCAGCAGCTTTTACAAGAAATCTTGACTTCTGTAAAACATCATTTGCTATGGATACAGCATCTGGGAATGCTAGCTCAACCTCAAAGAGATTCGGTCTAGCACCACCACCAGATAGTCTGCTTTTAAAATCACTAATTTTCCTTAGTGGAATAGTGTTTTGTTGTTGACGTGAAGGCATTTTTTAAACCTCTAATTTAATTAAACGGAACCTATTACTTCTTCAAATGAAACGCCAGTTCTAGTGGCAATAAATGTTAGACCAATGAAGTTAATTGACCTTGCAGGCTTGATGTATATATCTGCAACAAATTCATTTGAATCAATGATTGCAGCAGTGTTATTTGTTTCATCACAGATTACAACATAATCTTGAATTCCTCTCTTAGCCTGCACGTCACGGAGGAATGGTTCAACGATATTAACGAAGTTCGACCTTGTAATTTCATCGTTGAATTCAAATAACTGATCTTTTGCAGCAGCAGAAATAGCATCTTCAAGGTAGATGAATAATCTACGAACATTAATTCTGTCGAATGCAGATCTCTTAGCAAATCCAGTCTTATCACCAAATAGGACAATTCCTGCTCCAGGTGAGAAGATTACGGGGTTTACTCTATTTGAGTAGAGTGAATCTCTTTGTAACTTGGTTGGATTATATGGAAGTTTTACTGCGTTTAGAATAGCACCTCTATCTGTTCCTGCTGGTGAGAACCATGGGAAATCATTGATATCAGTTCTTGCACATGTTCCTGCAATATCACCATTTAATGGGATATAACGGAACTTATCATTGAATCTATCATACATGTACTTGTATCCACTATCGAATACGGCATATGATGAAGATGATATTGTACTATAGAAATCAACTACCTTTTGAGTTATCTCCTCATCAGTATAGAGTGTTGCTGCAGTCTCGGAATCAGTGTCAGTTATCATTGATGCTCTATAAGGTGAAATAAATGCAACTGCATCTTTTCTTATATCAGCAACAGCAATTAACTTCTCTGCAAGTGCTCTGGTCTTATCTTCACCATATTTTCCAGAACCCATAAGTAAGAAGTCTACATCTACTGTAGTATCATTCTCAAACTTACCATAACCACCGATTAAATCATCTAGTCCAGAATCAAGTGCTCCTGTAGTAATTAAATCTGTCTTTCCACCATAATTTAAACCACCACTCAGTGTGAGATCTTGTTTTCCAGATGCATTAAAGATAACACCTTCTGTATTTTGATCCCATCCACCATCAGCAAACTCAGTGTAATTACTACCTGTAAATCCAGTAGTAGTGATTCCAATAACAGAACCTGTTCCACCAAAGATATAATCAGAATTACTCTCTAAGTATGATCTCCAGTATGAAGGTGAACCTACAGAGAATTCAGAATCTTTTGCTTTTGAAAGATTTAAATGTTTCTCAAGGATTGTTCCAGCATTTCCAGTAACACTTCCCTTACCATCAATTACAACAACATGAACCTCATCAAATCTTGAACCTCTAGAAGAAGCAAAATCAGATGTTCCTGGTGCATCAGCAACTGTAGCCCACTTTATAGTAGTTTCAGTTTCAGTTCCACCAACAGTAGCAGTTCCTGTTGCTATAGTTTGCTGATCAAACCAATCGACAACTCCATTTGCATTTTTTAAACTAATACTTCCATTATAGAATGTTGTTACATCCATCCACTCAGTACCAATTTTTATAAGTCCACCAGCATTAATCTTAGTACTGGCATCAGTGTTTGTAGTTAAACCAACAGACGTTGAACTATCAGTTATATTAGCAGTTACTGTTGCTACACCAACATTTTTAGTGTAGAATTTAATAACACTACCATCAGCATGATCTGCTGCTACTGTACTTTCTTGTGCTCTAGTTACATTAGTTATTTTACCTGTACCTATTACTGCACTATTTAAAGATATAATTTCATTTCCAATACTAATGTAATCAGTGGCACCACCAACGAAACCATCAATTGTAGACGTATTAATACCAATTTCAGTAGATCCAGATAATAAAGGTGAATTACCTTCTTGATCAAGATTTAATGATAATGTATTATAATATGAAGTTACTAATACATCTGCATTATGAGTTGCAGCAGTACTACCAAGAACTCCTCTTGTAATATTTGCTGATGTTGTTCCTGCCCCACTATTAGGGAAAGTTATAGAACCCGCTGCAAATTTGTAAGTACTGTTATAATCTTTAGTGTACTCTGTGTTACCAGCAGATACATTACTTAAAAACTTAACATCAATTTTCTTATTAGTAGCATCAATACCAGTAATGATACCTTTATAATATCCATCCATTGATTCGGTTTTACCCGCACCTAATTGTCTAACTGTTCCATCAGCAGGTATTTGTGTTACACCAGCACCAACCGTCAAACCATCTACATCAACTAGAGTGATAGTTTGATCTGCTTTACCGTCAATTACAGCAACTCTAATATCATTTGACCATGTTCCTGGGTTCTTAGCAGCTACGGTAACACCAGTAATGGCATTATCAGCATAACCCAATTCATCGTAATGGTCTACACTCTTAATCTTAACAGATGCTGCAGATCCACTGAATCCGTTTTTAAGACCAGCATCGTCTGCTCTAACAACACTTAATTGTCCACCATATGCAAGATATGATGATCCAACCATCCATGACTCGTACTGCTTGTCCGTATCAAACGGTTTTCCAAAAGTATTAACCAAATCGTTCTCACTGACAACTGCCGTAGGAACATCTACAGGACCTTTTTCGAAAGGTCCAACAAGACCTCCAATTTT